ACCGCTTGGTGCTATATCCGGAAGGCGGGGCGCGGCTCTTACGCCACCCCTCCTCTCGACAACCGTGGGCTCCTCCCATGCTACAACCTCCGATACAGGTATCGGGTAAGGTTGTACTGAGAGGGACCAACGGTCCCGGTTATAGCGGGCCCTTTCCAGCAATGCGAACCGCGAGTTCACGCGGTTGCGCAATGCAAGGGCCTTTGGAACTCCCCCCTTTGTCTTTCGCTTAATCCAGTTGCCCACCAGGCGACTGTACTTAGCGAGAGACACTATTTCGGTAGCAACTGGAGGAAAAGAAGTGTCCGAAAACACTCTTGACCTCGCGTACCAGGAAACTTGGCCAGACAGATACTGGACGACAAGTTTCTGGTCGCGCGACTGTTCGGGCAAAGGGGCTGTTGTGTAACACAGCAGCCCAATGTCCAAAGCAGCCGCCAGCCGCTGTTCAGAACGTTGGCGGGCTTCCCACGACGAGGGATCCCCGGCCTCCACCCAAGAGGGTGGGCCGAGAGGCACCGAGTCCTGACCGGCTCCATACAGGAACCGGCCAAGGGCAAGGCGTTGTCGCATCGGAATGTCAATCCGAGCGATAGATCCCCGACGAGGGGGCAAGCCAGCGCCTCCGAGAGAACGTGGAAGAGATGGAGAGACACCGTGGTCTCTACACCTCTTCCACGCAGAAGGTTGCAGCGTGACAAGCACGCGGCGACCCCTACACGTTCTCCCGGAGTCTGAACCAAGGGACTCGAAGGACGCGCCGATTTCATCGACGCTGGTACCTACAAGCCCCTTTACCGGAATAGCCCTTGACCATTTGTTGGTTGCTGCGCTGGAACTTACCGAGAATGACATCTCGGTGAAGTTCCCCCCAGTGGTGGAGGTGTAGTCCTTACCGGCAGAGACCCGACCATTGCAGTCGTGGACGATCTGTCGATAATGACGCACCACATCACTGGGCCATCGAGCGATTAAGTCATCGCCGCCAATGGCGGCAGACTTCATCCAACCCGATGGGTGCAGACCTGATCGCCTGAGGGAGGTCTCCATCCACCATGCGTGTATAATGGACATTATGGGCCACGAAGGCCCCAATCCCATTAAAACACCACATGAGGAGGAGATCTCTTGACCCCAGGGATAGGTGAGGATCTGCGGGCCCGTAAGGGCAAACAGAGCCTCCGACCAAACGCCTGGTAGTCCATCCCATCCGTCGACGACTCCCCGCACGACCTCGAATATGAGGTCGTGGGGGAGGCGATCCGTTGCAGCTGAAAGGTCTGTAGAAACGATGGTATCTCCGCACTTCGTGCTTTGAACCACCGTCTCTACAGCTTTCCG